AATCAACTACTTCAACAATACCAGCAATTTCACTTGCTGGGCTTGTACACACTAATCTAAACCCTACACCTGCAATTCTAATCTTGCTGCTAATTGGTGGTTCTTGTTCCGAATTAGGGGCAACATTAGGATTGGCAGTTGGAATGGTGTCGGGATACCAACTTATCGGGATCCAACTCCTCGCCTTGTCGTGGGTAGTGGCCTGAGTGACACTGTTACCGGCAATGTTGACAATACCGGCGGTCGCACCGTCTGGTTTGATGGCTGCCCCAAACGGTAATGTTGGTAGTATGAGTAAACTTGCTGAACCATTGACCGTAAAGTCTTCAGCTCCTCTGTGATCGAAAACAAGTTTCCCTGCGGCACAAAAGTCTGGTATACCATTGGAACTACCTGCAGTAAAAGGAGTAAGCCTACAACGAGCGTAATTAACATCGATATTTTTCTTAGCACGAACTTTGGAAACCATAGTATTACGTCCTTGGTTGCGCAAACGAGTCTGCACAGCATTCGTTGTATTATTACTAAGGTAAACTCCATTGTTCCCTTTGCTCGATCTATTCTTGCGTCGGCTTCTGATCTTAATCCTTGACTTCTTATTCGAACCATTTTTCGCTTTTGTATTTGGCATTTATCTAACCCAATACTAACTATAATTAATATAATTTATAATTTAAAAATTCTAATATTTTGTGTATATCGCTATGATCTCGGGGTTGATCATTGTATTCGTCCCTCAATATTGTTTCTATATTGAGCTGTTCTGATATTGACATGCCGAATGCTTTTTCAAAGCTAACCCGTGTTTCCAAGTTGATATCGACAATTCGCAATTGATCATTACTATAATGATCAGTCTTATATGTGGTTAACGGACGAACACAACCACCTTTCCTTATTAACCATATGGATAATTCCTGCAATATTGGAACACCCATATTAACACTTAATTCACATAAACCTAAACTCACCAAAAACTTATTTAAACATTTTCCCCAGTTTTGATCAGAATAGTTAATTCTGCTAATAACTCTTGTTGGATTTCTAACCATGTTCCAAATCATATTACCATCACCATCATTTATTAATACAGGTGATGTTTGGCAATAAGTTATTTCTTCAAAAACATTGGTAGAAATCTCTATCTCAGTGAGCTGGTTAAAATTTTTAAACAAGTGTAGGTTGTTCTCTAGTTTAGCCCTATCCTCCTCTTCACACAAAATAATAGAATCATCTCCATTTACAAAAATTATAAAACGAATGATACCTAAAAATATACATACTGTTCTCAAAATGAGGAAGTTTGATTCACCATTTCCATGCGATGTTGTATATTCTCCTGAACACCTATGTCCAATTACTTTATACTTAATACCTCCCATAGAGTAACCACCATTCTTGATTTGTGCTTTCAATAATCTTCCAAGCAGACTATTGTTTTTCAATTTTGTGATTTTTAAATGTCTATTGTGTTCTTGCTCCAAAAGTTCTTTAGCATATCTACCATCCCACAATGAATGATCCATACAAATAGCAACAGGGCATTTAAATGAATCCCATGCTTCTCTTAAGTTCTTTGCTATAACTTTTGGTGTGTGATTCTTTGTAAACACCTTTGACATATTATAATCTCCAAAATCATGATCTATTTTAGTCAAATCAACCAATGGCGTCATAGCCCTTTTCAAGGCTAATAGATATTCAAATGATCTAAATTGAATACCTCTAGGTGGCTTACCTTTTTCAATTTTGGACACAGGCCATTTCTCTACTTTAACAAAGAAGTTAACTCTCGTTTGTCTTTGATCAAAGATTATTCGTTTCTCTATGATGTTATTTAATGCCTTGATGTACCTCTTTTTCTTTGATCCCTTTGTACTATTAACAACATCGTAATAACTAGGCATTTTATATTCAAGCATCAAACTACTCATGTTTTTAATGTATCGTTCGTTCTCCAATTTCCAAACGGAGGTTAGTGCACTGTTTTTAAATTTCTCAGGCAAGTCAGTTGTAAAATGCCTGTTAATCATTGCGTCATATTCATTGCAATAGCAGTTGTTATAGTAAGTTTGTTCTTCTATACCACTGATATTGGTGGGTATATTGAACAACTTATAGTGATATGACTGTCTATGAAAACCTAAACAACGAGTATCAATCGATAGTGTCGGACTTGCGCTCTCGGCTCCACTGTACCGGTTATTCTGTAAGGCAATATCCGAAGTGCACATTGGTATAATTGATCTACATATATTTGGTATTTTCACTACCGATCTGTTTAGGTTGTCTTATGGCTTTGGAACATAGGCCACATCGGTTTTCAATAGCTTGTTGCCTCCACTCTTAGGAGTGGGATTGAAAACTCGAGCAGCTCGACCCAGATTTCCGCGGGCCAATTCGTTGATGGCGTGAATTCCATCCAAAACCACTTTATTCTTAGCAGCAGCCCTAAATCTCAATTCTTCTTCACTTGGCAACCAGACTGCCAGTATTGCTGCTGAAATCATTTTATACTCTTCCTCTGTATTAAGAGCCTTATTCTGTTTTGTTAGATAGACACGAGCATCCGCTACCAACTGGTTGATCATCGTTGGTGTTCTCTCTTTCAAGAAATATTTGATTTTCAAATACCAATATATATCTTTGTCTACAACTTGACTCACTGCATCTCTATACAGCGATCGCTTCCT